AATGGCATGCTACTATATTGTATGAAATCAAATAATATAGTTCTTAGTTATGGAAACCAAAGAAACGAGAAAGAATATAATCCAAGCTGGGCGCAAAGCTGTTAATGAGCTTATTAAAGTAGCAGAAGAAGCTATAGTGGATAGTGGAGAAGATATATCAGCGGATAGATTGAAGAATGCGGCGGCTACTAAAAAGCTTGCGATATTTGATGCTTTTGAAATATTAAAGCGGATCGAAGAAGAAGATTTGGCTTTAACAGAAAAGCCTGTAGAAGAAACAAAAGAAGAAAAGTCTTTTAAAGGGTTTGCCGAAAGAAGATCTAAGAAGTAATGTACGAACAAACTTTATATAAAATAATAGAGCCTATTAAGAAATCAAAACTTGATAGGTTTAATAAATATAAAAAGTGGGAATACGGCTACAATGAAGAGTACGACATAGTTATTATAAGTCGAACCGGAGAAATAGGTGAAGTGTATGAAATACAAGGTTTAAAAATAGCTTTGCCAAAAGCAAAACATGTACACCAAATATCTACTAAAAAGGCAGACCAATATTGGAGAAGATTAGAAAAGCCGAAAGACCTAGATAGAATAAAAACAATATTTGATTGGAGAGATTATCCAGAAGAGTTCAAAGAGAAATATCACAGTTATATTGATAAAGAATTTGAGTACAGGGATAATGGGTTTTGGTTTAAAAATAATGGAGTAAATACTTATTTGACGGGTAGCCATTATATGTATCTCCAATGGACTAAAATAGATGTCGGAGAAGCCGAGTTTCGAGAGTCAAACAGGTTATTTTTTATATTCTGGGAAGCATGCAAAGCAGACGACCGATGTTACGGAATGTGCTACTTAAAAAATAGGCGTTCTGGTTTTTCTTTTATGGCGGCTAATGAAATAGTTAACTTAGCTACTATTTCAAGTGATAAAAGATTTGGAGTCCTTTCAAAAACTGGCCCTGATGCTAAAAAACTATTTACGGATAAAGTAGTTCCTATAACTATAAACTATCCATTTTTCTTTAAACCCATTCAAGATGGTATGGACAGACCTAAAACTGAACTGGCCTTTAGGGTTCCTGCTTCTAGGCTAACAAGAAAAAAAATAGAATTTAAAAACGAACAAGAAGAGCTGCAGGGGTTAGACACCACTATAGACTGGAAAAACACAGCTGACAACTCTTATGATGGAGAAAAGCTAATGCTTTTAGTTCACGATGAATCTGGCAAATGGGAAAGGCCTGAAAACATTTTAAATAATTGGAGAGTAACAAAAACAACGTTAAGATTAGGTGGTAGAGTTGTAGGTAAGTGTATGATGGGAAGTACATCGAACGCTTTAGACAAAGGAGGTGAAAACTTTAGAAAACTGTATAACGATTCTAACGTAGAAAAAAGAGATAAAAATGGGCAAACTAAATCTGGACTATATAGTTTGTTTATACCAATGGAATGGAATTATGAAGGGTTTATGGATAAGTATGGCATGCCTGTATTCGAAACCCCGGAAACTCCAGTAGTTGGCTTTCACAATGAAAAAATAAGAATAGGTATAATTGAATATTGGAATAATGAAGCGGAAGGATTAAAAGAAGATCAAGATGCTTTAAACGAGTTTTATCGACAGTTCCCGAGAACAGAAGAACACGCGTTTAGAGATGAGGCTAAAAAATCTATATTTAATTTACAAAAAATATATGAGCAAGTTGATTATAACCAAAACTTAGAAACAACGCAAGTATTAAGCAAAGGTTCTTTTCAATGGGAAAACGGAATAAAAGATACAAAAGTTATATTTATTCCAAATAAAGATGGAAGGTTTTTAATATCTTGGGTTCCTGATATAAACTTACAAAATAGACATATAGTTAAAAACGGCGTAAAATACCCGGGCAATGAGCACATGGGTGCATTTGGATGTGACCCTTACGATATATCTGGAACAGTAGGGGGTAAAGGTTCTAAAGGATCTTTGCATGGAAAAACAAAGTTTTCTATGGAAGATGCCCCGCCGGAGCACTTTTTTTTAGAATATATAGCTAGACCACAAACCGCGGAAATATTTTTTGAAGACGTATTGATGGCTTGTGTTTTTTATGGAATGCCTATATTGGCAGAAAACAATAAACCAAGACTTTTATACTACTTAAAACGAAGAGGGTACAGAGGTTTTTCAATGACAAGGCCGGACAAAGTTTGGAATAAACTTTCAGTAACGGAAAAAGAAATTGGTGGCATACCAAATTCTAGCGAAGACATTAAGCAAGCACACGCATCCGCAATAGAGTCTTATATAAATGAAGCTGTAGGTTTAGTCGGTGAAGGTGAATACGGAGATATGTACTTTGATAAAACATTAAATGAGTGGGCTAGATTTGATATAAATAATAGAACTAAATTTGATGCAGCTATAAGTTCCGGGTTAGCTATAATGGCATGTAATAAAAATATGTATGCTCCGGTAAATAAAGTTGTAAGAAAAAACATTAGTTTAGGTTTTAAAAGATATGATAACTCAGGTACAGTATCTAAAATAGTTGATTAAAAAATAAAAATGAATAAAATAAATACTAATCCCAATAGTGCATTTCCAGACCAAGTAGTTAGTGATGCTGAAAAAGCTACACTAGATTATGGATACCAAGTTGGTAGAGCAATAGAAGGCGAATGGTTTGGGAGTACCCGATCAAATGGTAATAGATTTTTTTCTAACTGGACAAGCTTTCATAATCTTAGATTATATGCTCGTGGCGAACAGTCCACACAAAAGTATAAAGATGAGCTATCTATAAACGGCGATCTTTCTTATTTAAATTTAGATTGGAAGCCCGTGCCGGTTGTTTCTAAGTTTGTAGATATTTTAGTAAATGGCATTTCTGAAAAAAGATATGAAGTAAAAGCTTTTTCTCAAGATCCTGAATCTATTAAAAAGCGAACTAATTACGCAGCAAACTTAATGCGTGATATGGCTATAAAAGACGAGCTAGAATCTATTAGAGCCGCAACGGGTATGAATTTATTTAATTCGCCATCTAATATAGACTTACCCGAAACAAAAGAAGAAGTTTCTCTGCACATGCAATTAGAGTACAAACCTTCTATAGAAATAGCGGAAGAAGAACTTATATCTAATGTATTTGATAAAAATAAGTACGAGCTAATAAAACGTAGGTTGGTTTATGATTTAGCTGTTTTAGGTATTGCCGCTTCTAAAACAAGCTGGAATAAATCTAATGGGGTTACTTTAGATTATTGTGATCCTGCTAAAATGGTTTGGTCATATACTGAAGATCCTAACTTTGAAGATCTTTATTATGTAGGTGAGGTTAAGCTTATGTATTTATCAGAAATAAAAAAGCAGTTCCCTTATTTAACTAATGATGAATTAGAGCAGATACAAAAATATCAAGGGTCTAATCAATATTTAATGGGATGGCAAGAGTATAATAATGATACTATAGCTGTTTTATTTTTTGAATATAAAACTTATACAAACCAAGTTTTTAAATTAAAAAAGGGACCATTCGGTCTTGAAAAAGTTATAGAAAAAGACGACACTTTTGACCCGCCCGAAAACGATAATTTTAAAAGAGTATCTAGATCAATAGAAACGCTTTATACTGGAGCTAAAATCTTGGGATACGATAACATGCTGGAATGGAGGCTATCAGAAAACATGACTAGGCCTAAGTCTGATACAACACGTGTAAATATGAATTATGCGATTTCAGCGCCTAGGATGTATAAAGGTCGCATAGATTCTATGGTAAATAGAATAACCGGATTTGCAGATATGATAAATATTACAAATCTAAAGCTTCAGCAGGTTATGTCTAGGATAGTTCCAGACGGGGTTTACTTAGATGTTGACGGATTAGCGGAAGTTGACCTTGGTAATGGTACAAGTTATAATCCCCAAGAAGCATTAAACATGTACTTTCAGACTGGTAGCATTCTGGGAAGGTCTTTAACCCAAGATGGCGATCCTAATAGAGGCAAAGTTCCTATACAAGAATTGCAATCTTCTGGAGGGCAAGC